AAACTATTTAAAATTAGGTGGATCTTTCTACATATGGCATTCTGATAGTGAAGGATTACTATTTAGACTAGCTGTAAACGACTCAAATCTAAAATTAAGGCAAACTCTTATATGGTCTAAAAATAGTATGGTTATGGGCAGACAAGACTATCAGTGGCAGCATGAACCTTGCTTATATGGATGGAAAGAGGGTGCGTCTCATACTTGGTATTCTGATCGAAAACAAACAACTATTTTAAACTTTGACAGGCCAACCTCATCTAAACTCCATCCAACTATGAAACCTGTTAATTTATTGTCCTATCTGATAAATAACTCAACAAAGCAGGAGGATATAGTATTAGACTCATTTTTAGGATCAGGCAGTACTTTGATAGCCTGTGAAAAACTACAACGTATATGTTATGGAATAGAACTAGACCCTAAATATTGTGATGTTATAGTAAAAAGATGGGAACAATGGGCAAACGCAAAAGCGACAAAAATATGAACAAATCACAATCTAGCCACAAAGCAGTGGGTAGACCTAGAGTAAAAATAGATTTAGATATATTAGGAAACTTAGCTTCAATTGGTTGTACTCAAGAGGAAATAGCAAGTGTAGTCGGTGTATCTGCTAGAACATTACAACGTAATTTTGCCGAAATTATAGACAGGTTTAAAAACAAAGGTAAGGCTAGTCTTAGAAAAAAAATGTGGGATAAGGCCATTAAAAAAGATAATACCAATATGCAAATATGGTTATCTAAAAATGAATTAGGAATGAAAGACAGATCTGTAAATGAAACTATTACAGAGCCTTTACCACTTATAATTGAAGCAGACTCCGAGATCATAGATGGCTAAAAAAAAAGGTAATCTCTATGGTCAAACTGTTGTTTATGAAAAAACTTATAAAGGCACTAGTATAGGCAGAAGGCCAAATACTAGTACAATGAATAAGCATAAACGTAGAAATTGGAAAAAGTATAGAGGTCAAGGTAGATGAAAAAACGACCTAGTTTCTATCCAAGTGGCGAAATAATAGATTATAAACTACCACAAACTTTTCAGAAATCTAAAAGCCGTGCTGCTTGTGGTAATTGTGCTTGGTTTAGTAATAGACGATCTTATTGTTTTACCTTTAATTCTATGGGAGTAAAAGATAATTACATTTGTCATAAATGGAAGTTAAGAACCTTTGTTAGATGAAATATCTATATATCCTTTTATTATCTGCGTCAGTAGAGGGATATTATACAATTAAACTAGATAGAGATCATAAATACGACTGCTTTGAACAAGCTGATATTTGGATTGAAAATAATGCTACTCACACTTGGAAAGGTCAACAAGGCTACTACTTAAACAGATCAGGTAAAAAAGAATTAGTTTTTGGTGCGTATTGTGATAATAATTAAGGATGGCCAAATATAGAGGTAGATCAGTTAAGTTAAACAAAGTCCAACGTGGCGATGTAAAAAAATTTAAAGTATTTGTAAGAAATAGAAAAACAGGAAGAGTCCAAAAGGTTAACTTTGGTCAGAAGGGTATGAGTATAGGCAGAAACGATCCTGCTAGACGTAAAAGTTTTTTTTCGAGGTTTAGACCCATTTTGAACAAAGCAAGAAGATCAGGTAAACAGCTTAACACCACTCCTGTTTATTGGGCTATGAGAACTTGGCGAAAAGGTTTTAGACTATGACCAAACGACTTAGCCTTTCGGAAGACACAGGTATTCAGCTCCCTGCCAAGAATTTAATTACGATTATCGGTGCGTGTCTTGTTGGAGCATGGTTTGGTTTCTCAGTTATTGAACGTATAAATGTATTAGAGACTCAGAACAAACTAAACTCAAAAGATATAGAAATGAACACTGAGTTTAGGATTAAATGGCCTTTAGGTGAGCTTGGTAGTTTACCTGCGGATTCTGAGCAATTCCTCCTTATCGAGGATCTAGTAAAAGACGTTGAAAAAATACAGGAGCAAATGGAGTCTATGATGCACAATAAAGTTAATATACAAAGACTGCAAAAAGATGTAGATAAAATTATGGAGCAGTTAGAAGTAGTTAAAGACAAAGTAAGAGCAAACGGAGTTCATAAATGATAGAAACAGTTGTAGCATTGTTGATGTTTTTAAAAGGCGAGGTTGTTGAACATACTTATAAAGAAAAGATGTCAGACTGCCTCAAATCAAAAAGAATAGCCGAGAGGGAAGTTCGACCTGATCGAGTGCAGTTCACTTGTAAAAAAGTAAAAGCACAAACAGAAATTTATATGGGAGCAAAAAAAATCGTCAAGATTATTACCTTGAGCAAGTAATTATGAAATATTATGAAATTTGTATTAGTAGTTATAATGTGTTCAGGTTATCAAGGTATGTGCCTTGACCCTTTTCCTTTTCCTGATAAATACGATGATGTCTATTCCTGCCTCATAGATGGTTATCAAAAATCAATAGAGAAAACAGAAGAGTTAGGCAGAAAAGAAGTTAATAAGCATAAGATATTTATTAAGTTCGATTGTTATGAAGATAAAACTTACAAAGCCACAATCAAAAGTAAGCAACTCGAACAAGCGATTTCGAGTATTAATAAGTGGTAGAAGATTCGGTAAAACTTTTTTAACGATTATAGAAATGATGAAACAGGCAGCAATGCCAAATCAAACCATATGGTATGTTGCACCAACTTTTAAAATGGCAAAGGAAATATGCTGGAGTGATCTAAAACAAACTCTAGCAAAATATAATTGGATTGAGGATATAAACGAAACAACTCTTACTATTAGAATTAGAAAAACAAACAGTATTATATCACTTAAAGGTGCAGAGAATTTTGATAGCTTACGAGGAACAGGTTTAAATTTTTTAGTATTAGACGAGTTTGCTGACATAGATAAACGTACATGGTTTGAGGTATTAAGAGCCTCTTGTTCTGATAAAGAGGCAAAGGTTTTATTTACAGGAACTCCGAGAGGCTTTGGTAATTGGAGCTATGAGCTTTATCTTAAAGGAAAGCAAGATCCTGAGTGGGAGTCATTTCAATATACAACTCTGCAAGGGGGGATGGTAACAAAAGAAGAATTAGAACAAGCTAAACAAGATGTGGATATTAGAACCTTTAGACAGGAGTTTGAGGGAACTTTTGAAAATTACGCAGGAGCTGTTTATTATAATTTTCACCCTGTAGAGAGTGTCGTTGATTATAAAATAGATTGGAAAAAACCCTTACATATTGGGATGGATTTCAACGTAGATCCGATGTCCTGTGCTGTAGCTCAAATTGATAGAGATAAAATATATTTTGCAGATGAGATAATCATATACTCATCAAATACCGATGAGATGTGCCAGGAAATAAGAGACAGATATGGTTCTAAAGCACAAATATTTATATATCCTGATCCAGCTTGTAGACAACGTAAAACAAGTGCAGGTGGCAGAACAGACTTATCCATATTACAAAATGCAGGTTTTACAGTTAAAGCAAAACTTAAACATACTGCTATACGAGACAGAGTTAACAATGTAAATTCAAGACTTAAAGATTCTAATGGGCATAGAAATATTTTTATTAGCAAATCTTGTAAAACTATTATAAAAGGATTACAACGGCAGGTATATAAGGAAAACACTAATATTCCTGATAAAGAGGAGGGTTTTGATCACATGAACGATGCGGTTGGTTATCTAATCGATTATGTAAAACCTTTAACTTTAAAAAGTCCTATTAGTGATCCGCAACGATGGAATATAAAAGGTAAACATGGCTTACAGCAAAGACGAGGCACTAGATACTCATAAGGATTATAAAGAAACTATAAACTTGTGGGAGTATTATATTAGAAGCTATAATGGTGGTTATGACTATACAACAGGTCAATATTTAAATAGATACAATTTAGAATTAGATAACGAGTTCAATCAAAGACTTGGTAACACCCCATGCGATAACCATTGTAAAAATATTATACAAATTTATTCATCATTTTTATTTAGAGTAAAACCATCTAGAAATTTTGGATCAATGATCAACGAGCCTAGTTTAGAATCGTTCTTAAAAGATGCTGACCTAGAAGGTAACAATTTTAATAGTGTGATTAAACAAGCTCAAAATTATGCGTCTATCTATGGCCATTGCTTTATGATTTTAGATAAACCAAATATACAAACAAGAACAAGGGCAGATGAACTTAATCAACAAATAAGACCTTACCTTTCAATCGTTACTCCTGAAAACGTTTTAGATTGGAATTTTAAACGTGAAGTTAATGGTAAGTATTATTTAGATTATTTAAAAATACGAGAGGAAGTTGATAAGGATGGAGGTACTTATTTAAGAATATGGTATCCTGATAGAGTTGATACTCTTTACCAAAAAGAAAACTTAGAACCTTCCGTAATAGATACTGCCGACAATCTGATTGGCAAAATACCAGCAGTTATTTTATTCAATTCCAAATCACACAAACGTGGAATTGGCCAGTCAGACCTTACTGACATTGCAGACTTACAAAAAGCTATTTACAACGAATACTCTGAAATAGAACAACTTATTAGATTAACAAACCACCCATCATTAGTAAAAACTCCTAGTGTAAATGCTAGTGCAGGTGCAGGGGCAGTTATAGAAATGCCTGAAGAAATAGACTCAAATTTAAAACCATATTTACTACAACCTTCAGGAGCTAACTTACAATCTATTATGGATTCAATTAAGCACAAGGTCGAGGCCATAAATAGAATAGCTCATACAGGGGCTATTAGAACTACCAAACAACAAGTTTCATCAGGTATAGCTCTGCAAACAGAATTTGAATTATTAAATGCCAGACTATCTGAGAAAGCGGACAATTTAGAAATAGCAGAAGAGCAGCTATTTAGATTATATGCTCAATTCCAAAATACTACTTTTGATGGCGAGATCAATTATCCTGATAGCTTCAATATACGTGATTACGCAACTGACATTCAATTCTACTCTATGGCAAAAGCCATGAACTTACAATCACCAACTTTTAATAAAGAGGTAGATAAAGAAATAGTAAGAACAGTTATTGATGATGACGATACTTTAAACCAAGCCTTTGATGAAATAAATGGTCAAGCAGAGGTGGGTCAGTTTACTCAAGATGAAGTTCAAGAAGAGAACGTAGAAGAAGAAGAGGTATAAGGCGACCATTTCTGATCGCCTTAATACTTTAGTCAAAAGTGTACATAGTGTTATCATCAGAATACTTATCGCTGATGTTTAACTTTTTAGGTTGTTGATTTATATCTCTATCAGACCAGAAAAAATTATCTTTAGTAATTTTATTATTGTCTAATATAGATTGTAGATGATCTCTCCTTTTTTCTATTCTTTTCTTACGATCAGGAATATCATCTATCATTTCTTGCAGCTTTTGTATTCTTCTCTTGACGCCTTGTCTTTTAGCTTCAATACAAGTTTCAACAACAAAACTTAAATCTTTATCAATACAATTAGCAGGAATTGTTTGGTAAATCATTTTAAGTTTATTATTGGCAGTAGGATTTGAAATACTACCAATTCTCTTTTTTACAGAAAGTCTAAGATAGTTTTTTTTATCTTTACTACCAACCCTTTTTTCATATCCATAAATTCTTATCTTATGAATATAACAATGAAAATCACCATAAGCACCTTCCATAATATCTGCATACCAGAAAGACTTAGGTCTGTTCCATTTTTCAAAGTTTTTATCAAACATACTTTTTACCTCCTTTCTATGATTTATATTTTTCATAACTCATTATACCAAATCGACTTTTACACTTATGCCCTAGAAGTTAGTAAAGTGAATTGTGTCCGTAAATCAACCGCATAAACAAAAGGCAAAAAAAGTCAAAAAAAGACTTTTTGGAAAATTTAAAGTTTCGTGATAAGTAATTTTTATGGCTGATAAAGTAAGACAATTCACAATATATCGAATCAAAAATTTAGATAGGGCAGAGCAAGAATACTACCAAACATTACAAAGGACTCTAGATAAAATAGAAGATGATGTTGTTAAACTTGCTGGTAGAGAACTTCCTACTCAAGCAGGTAAATTAATAGAGCTTCAAGCAGCAATAGCAATTAGACCTAAAATAAGATCAGTATTACAATCTCAGTTTTTAGCTTGGGCAGATACTCTCACAAAAAAAGGTTTTAATAGACAGGCCAAAAGAATAGAGAGAGCTTTTAAAGGAATAGGTAATATACCTGTAGCTTTTCAAGAACTAACAAAAGGGGATCTAGCCTTAATACAAAATTTAAAATTACAAACCTTCACTCAATTTAAAGATGTATCAAATACGTTTACAAAACGACTAGCAGATAAGGTTTATCAAAACACTTTAGTTGGTAGAGAGTTTGTTGAGCTAGAAAAGGAATTACGTCAAACGATAAACGGCATATATAGTAAATCAAACGATGCAGAAGCACAACGATTAGCTGAATTTGTTAAAAAAAATAAAAACAAAAAGTCTATGCAAGTAAAGGTTGATAAAGCAGTACAAACCTTGCAGTCTAAATTTGGTAGAGATAGAGCTGGTGATAATATGAGAAAATACGCATCCCAGCTATTAAATGATGGTTTGCGTGAGTTTGATGCACAAGTAAATGCTTTTAAAGCAGGTGAGGCAGGTTTAACTCATATTAAATACTTTGGTGATGTCATACCTACAACAAGACGTATTTGCAGAAACATCTTAGGTGGTGTATATAAAAAACGAAGCAGTAATGTTTTCACTGTTGCTGAAGTTAGACGACTATGGTCTCAACAATCTTGGGATGGTAAAAAACCAGGCGATCCATTAGTAGTTAGAGGCGGATATAATTGTAGGCATCAGTGGTCTTACGTTAGCCCTGATTGGTATAACGAAGACGGACAATTAATAATATAGGAGCAAAAATGTCAGAAAAAGAACAGGTTAGTCAACCGCAAAAAGACGTTCCAGCAGTGGAAGTAAAAGAAACTCAAGCTGATAATAAAACTCAACCTCAGTTTACACAAGAACAAGTCGATAAAATTATACAAACTAGACTTGGTGCAGAGAAAGCAAAACAAGAAAAAGCTCTAGCTGAATTACAAAAGAAAGATGAAGAACGTAAAAAAGAGCAAGAGATTAAGGATGCTAAAACAAAAGCTGATCTTGAAAAACTTATGCAAGAGAGAATAGCAAGTAAAGATGCAGATATACAACGTCTTCAAAGCTCTATTAAAAAAGAAAAAATAGATAACTCAGTATTATCTATCGCTTCAAAGCATAAAGCTATAAACCCTGCTCAAGTAGTCGAGCTTGTTAAAAATCAAGTTAGATTATCTGATGAGAATAGGATTGAAATTCTTGATAATAATAATAATATCAGATATAACTCAAAAGGCGAACTTTTTACGATAGAAGATCGTGTCGTAGAGTTTTTAGATGCGAACCCACATTTCCGTCAAGGGTCTTTAGCTGGTTCAGGAAGCCAGTCGGCATTGGAAGGTAAAACTGTAAAACCATTTAATATTCAGGACTTAGATATGAGCAAGGCAGAAGATCGTAAGAAGTATGCAAAATATCGCAAACAAAGAGACTCTGCTCCAATCAAAA